ATCTTTACCATCTGCTTTACGAAGACCTCTTCCTATAGATTGAAGATTTCGTATTCTCGATTTTGAAGGACTTGCGAATACAACATTATCGATTCTTTTAATATTAACACCTGTAGAGAATGTTCCGTATGATGCTAGTATGACATTATTTGTGCCTTTCTCTACTATCTCTCTGACTGATTCTCTATCTTCTGTATCAGTTGCACCATGAACATAGTGTAATGTTCCTTTATTTCTTGCAACCATAGGATTGAACATCTCCCATAATGGTTGACCATGTTTCTCAATGTATTGAAACAAGACTAGTGTGTTTCCTTTTAATGAACCCACTAGATTAGTTATAAAATGATTTCTGCCTTGATGTGATACTAGATAGTCCATTTCATCTTGGTATGACATTTTCTTCTGTTTAGTATGACGAAGTATGACACATTGAATATCAATTTTTGCAATCGTACCGTCTTCTATGAGTTCAGAAGATGATACTACTTTCTTAACAGGACCAAAAAGACCCTCTAACTGTAATCTATGAACTTCGGTACCATCTAATGTTCCTGTTGTGCCGATTCTAATTGCAGTAGACTTCATCTTCTCTAAGATACCTTTAAGTGTTTGTGCCTTGAATAGATGTGCCTCATCACCAACAACTACATCAAAAGATTGCAACACTTCTTTAGGTGCCTTTGCAAAACTCTGCCATGTTGTAACTGTTATTGGTGCATCGAATACTTCTTGACCATGATATATCTTACAGACTGGTTCTTTATAACCATAATCTATAAAGTCTTTTGTCATTTGTTCTACAAGTGATGTAGTAGGCACTATAATAATTGTTTTCTTGTTGTAGTATCTTGCCAACATATAGATGATAAGAGATTTACCACTTGCAGTTGGGGATAATAATAGTTGTCTTCCATATTGAATACTGGATTTTAATGCTTCTAATTGATATCCACGAGGTTCAAATGGTAAGTCAAGCGACTTGACAAAGGTATCCAAATCAGGTTTTCTTTCTTTCTCACCTAATACATCTGTAACTCCTTCGAATTCAAAACCTCTTTCTTTACAGAATTCATCGATATAAGGTAAAAGACCTATGTAAATCTTGTTTGTTTTGATTGAGAATAATCTAACTTTACCATCCCAAAATTTGTTTCTATAAGACGGCATAAACTTTGCATTCGGAACTGTAAACGAAAAGAAATCATATAAGTCTCTTGCAAGACCATCATCACAATGGACTTTTAAAAAGACTTCATCTATTTTTGAAACTCTTACGATATTAGACATTTTTAGGTAGGTTAATTGATTCCAGATAGTATCTTCTTTCTTTAATTGATTTGTCAACTATCTTCATTTGTTCATCTATGTTCATGGTTTCTATATCTTCATCTGTCCATATCATCAATTTTACCATTGCCTTTTTCTTGAACTTCTTAGACATACTGATTACCAACACACCAACCGACAAATGATTTTCTTTGTCCTCTTGTAACAGGTGTTACTTGATGATGAACAAAAGAAGGAAAGAAAAATATTGAACCTTTGTCTTTGACTGAGTATGGTAAAGTTCTTATGCCATTTGTCATATCTATGACGGCGTTATCTTGCATGTGGTCAAAACATCTTTGAGGTTCTAACCATTGAAAATAACCACCCTCATACTCATCTGGATGTGATAGTTGTAATGTGAAACTTAATTTTCTTAATTGATTCTCTTTATTGACCTCAGGACTTGAATCAGTATGCCATGTATAGAAATCACCTTTTCTTTTCTTTGTGGTTTCTGGTGCGTTATAAATTGTATACTGATATGCTTGTCTGTATGATATATCAAAATTCCACTTTGCATCTTTTAATGCCTTATTCATTGCATTGTGAATTTTATTTTCGATACTTGCAGGTAACATTTCTTGTGTTATCCATACGATAGATGAACTTCTTATTTCATCTACAGTTTTACCCTCATTCTTTTTAGCATCTGTTTGAGGACCTACTTGACCCTCTACAATTTTATTATTATTTGCAATCTCTATAATCGTATCACACTCTTCATCAGTAAAATGACCTGGTAATCCATAGAGATAATTTTCGTATAACATTATTGACCTGCCATAAACTTTCTCCAATCGATTGTATTCTTAATCGTTTGGTGTCTCCAAGTGATGTTTTGCATACACTCTTTGAGAAAGTCTAGTTGTATTTTAAGTAAATCTTCTCTTGCTTTTAGTTTGGTTAAGTCTTCATCTGAGTTAAAGAAGTAATGCATGTCTGCTTTCATTACTCTCATACCATCAAATGGGTCATCTTTCCAACCATGTTTATCTATAGTTTCTTTGTCTAACTTTCCATTATACCACAACCACTTATCTTTGATGAGTAAGTTGTATTGAAACACACATTGTTTGAGTTTGACCAAAGTATCAGAAAGTAACTCCGAATACTTTGCATGTAGTTTAGGAACATCAAGACTTGATTTGTCGAGTTCTATATCATCGACAATACAGTCTTCTTTCCACATCAATTTTATTTCATCTAAAGTCATATACGACCATTATATCATAATATACTAGTATTTATAAGGGGATTTAAGAAGAGGATTCTATGTCGTAGTATGAGAATTCGAACTCAACCTGACATGTAACAGGTTCACTATCACCACCTGAAATTAATTCCAACTCTCCCAATGATACAGGGAAACAGTCATGGAATCTAAAGAACTTATTTGGTATATTCTTATTTGTATTTGTAACTAATGTAATATCAGAGTATTGATTCATATCATTATCTATACCACTCAATAGTCCTGTTGCAGTTTGAGTTGTGCCAACATATGCACCAAAATCTGCTGGGTCTTTGATAGGAACAATTGCATTCATCCATTGATAAACTTCTTTGAAGTTTTCTAAATCTTCATCTACTAAGAACTTAACTGTTAATTTACCAAACTCTATCTTATCACCTGGAAATTTGGCATCTAAACCAACACCTGCACCAACATTGATGTTGGTAAATGATAGACCAGGAATATTAACAGATTGAACATAGTATTCAACTGTTGGTATTTTCTCTATGAGTAGTCTAAAGTTGTTCTTATTAAGAATCGATTTATTGATATTAGTTGTCAAGTTTGATTATCCTTTTGTTAGATGAAGTATCTTGATAGTCATCACCACGATATTCTCTATTAACAGTCTCCTCACAAAGATAACCGTCTTTAATATATCGTGTAGTTATCGTTCTACTAATTACATCTGTAGTTTCTTGGCCATTAGGGAATGCACTTTTCTCCCATGGTCCTTCTAACACTTTCACACTTTTTGCATATTGATTCATAATATTCTCCGTTATATAACTATTTATATTTATGCGTTGACAAAGCGGTCACTTTTTTCGTATAATAGAACCATGAGAAAAACAGTTATTTTTGATGTAGACGGAACTATCGCAGATGTTGAACATAGAAGACATTTTGTTTCTGGTGGAAACAAAGACTGGTCTTCTTTTAGAAAAGAAACAGTAAACGATACTCCTGTTGAATGGGTTTGTGATATTGCAAAGAGATTTATTGCACAAGGAGATGAAGTTGCATTCTTCTCAGCAAGAAACGAATCTGAAAGAGAAGTTACTGAGAAACAAATTTCTGAATGGATTGGTGATAATCACAAAGGAGTCTTTCTTAGACCTGACGGTGATTTCAGACCTGACGATGAGTTCAAGTCTGACCTTGCAGACCAATTCGAAGAGTTAGGTGGTAAAATCGACCTTGTCTTTGACGATAGAAATAAAGTCGTTGATATGTGGAGAAATAGAGGAACCACCTGCGTTCAAGTCGCAGAAGGCGATTTCTAAAGACCAAAAAAAATCCCCTCAAAGGAGGGGATTTCTCTATCGATAAATCGATTATACAGATTATAGAATGTTTGAAACAGCCATCTTTCTGTAGTATTGGTTTGAACCTGCTGAAGCAAGACCATCTGAAGGTGTAGCACCAACGAATGGGTTAGATACCATTCCGTATCTAGTTTTGAAACCAATTTTTGGTTGGAAAGTATTCTCGCCAACTGCTCTCACCATTTGTAGTGGAACATATGGGCAATAGAATAAACCAGCATCGTAAGGATTGCTTCCTCTGTAACCAACTGTCATATAATCAACACCTGCATAAGGGTCGATGTATACTTTAACTTTACCGTTAAGAACACCAGCAAATGTGTTGCCTGTGTCATCAACATTTAAAGAAGTTGATAAAGCAGGTGCGTAATCTAATACTCCTGCCATTGAAAGAGCAGATGCAACATCAGAAGAACAAAGGATAAAGTTACCTTTACCTCTTCTTGTTTCTTTTGCGATTACATTAGCTTCTCTTTCGATTTGGAAAATCAAACCTTTGAATTTCTCAACTGACCATCTTCCGTTTGCATCAACATCTAAGTTGAATGTACCTGCTGAAGCAGTTGCTGACGCACCTGTTTTAGCCTGTAAGTTAACATTTCTGATAACTTCACGGTTGATTTCAGCAAGAATCTCTGATGATAAGATGTTTGCCAATTCTGATTCTGCATCAAGACCGTGGATTGCTTTGAGGTCTTGTGCTAATTCGAGTGTATACTCAGCTTTTAATGCTCTGGATTTCGCAGTAACAGTTGCTTTCTCGATTGTGAAAGCCATTTCTGCAAAATGGTTGCCCGCAGCATCACCTAATGATTCAGCAGAAGCTGTGCTCATTCCTTCGCCTGTTGTTGAGGCATATGAAGGTGATGATGTGTCGAATGGGTCACCGATTGGGTCTGAACCTAAAGATGTTGATGTTGTTTGAGGTGAACCAGAGTAGTCTGAACGAGCTTCGTTAAATAAAGCCTCAGATTTGTTTTCTCTAGTAGCGTCTACATCATCGTTATATCTTGCTTTCATAGCAAAGATAAGACCTGTAGGACCAGTCATTGGTTGAACACCACAAATGTCGTAAGCAACGAGATTTGGCATAGCTCTTCTTACTAAAGAAATTAGGATTGGGTCCCAATTGCTTATAGCAGAGCCAGTAGCATTTAAAGGTGCAGCTTCTTCAAGAGTTGCTCTATCTTCGTTTAAAGCTTTCTCTTGGTTTTCAAGAATAACTGCAGTTACAGCTCTCTTATAGTTGTCTTCGATTTTTGGTAAATCTGAATGCTCAAGTATAGGAGACCATTTTTCTTGTAAATTTTCTGATAAAAACATTACTTTCTTCCTTTAAATTTAACCTAATGGTTTTAGTTTACTTATAGCAGATGAATATCTTGCAATAGTTGGGTCAAGCACTTCTTCTGATGATGACTCATCTTCAAAAGTTCCTGTTCCTTCTTCTACAGTCATTTCTTCTGCAATGTTATCTCCCTCAACTTTACCGAAATATGCTTCTTTGATTTCTGCAACTTTCTCTTGGAAATCTGCTTGGTCTTTGAAGTCTACTCCGTTTGAGAGTGATTCCATTTTCTCTTTTTGTGATTCAGTTAAGTCTTCACAGGCTTCTCTGACCACATTTGCTCTCTTCAATGAATCTAACTCTTCTGAAACTTCCATATTTTTGGAAACTTCTGAATCAAGTTTTGCTTCCATTTCATCGAGTCTATTTGCGAGTTCGTCCATGACATTATACTTATCTTCTGGCACTTCAACATAATGTTCTACGAACAATGTTTTCATTCCTTCGATAAAGTTTTCAGTCATTTCCGCTCTCAAACCTCTTTCAATTGCAAGTTCGTTTTCTTTCGTCCACTCTTCTGCACAATATGTAAGATATTTGTCAACTGCTTCCGATAGGTCACCTTTAACTTTCTCTACTGAGGTTTTTAATTCGTCTGAATACTGAGATTCTAAAGACTCTTTAATCTCTGCAACTTTTGATTGAACAGCTGCTTTAAAGATTGTTCTAGCTTTCTCTGCATTCTCTTCTGATAGTTCGAGTGCTTCTGAGATTGCATTGAGGTCGTCTTCAACTTCTATCTCTACTAATGAAGATTCTAAATCTGATGTGTTGACTGACTCTTCCATTTCGTCATCGTCATCGTCATCATCGTCATCATCATCGTCTTCTTCTTCTTCGTCTTCATACTTCTCAGCAATTTTAAGGACTTCTTCCTCATTCATTGCTTTTAGCATCTCAACGATTTTTCTTGCGACTTCTGCCTTAGTCAAGGTCTCGTCAACTTCTTCTTCTGACATTTCACCAAAAGCTTTCTGAAGTTCCTCTTTGGTCATATCCTTCATTTTGTTGACAATCGCCTTGATTGATTCCATTTTAGACATTTTAACTTCGTCTTTTGCAGAATCTTCATCTTCTTTAAGTTTTTCTGATTTCTCAGGAGCAGGAGCAGATTTGTTTACTGCGTCCTTAACTTGTTTAGTTTCGTCACCAGCTTTAGCGACTGATGCAACTGATTTGTCAACAGGATTTTCTTCAGGTTTTACGACCTCACCCTTACCCGATTCGATTTTCTCCTCGTCGGATGAACCTTGCTTAACAGGTTTTGCGTCACCCTTTTCAGCTTTAGCGTCAGGTTGTCCTGCCTCTGCAACTGTTTCTACAGTTTCTTCAACTGTTTCTAGGTTGTTTTCTAACTCTGCCATTTTTTTCTCCTGTTTGAGTTTAAACTTATTTATAATAGTTTACTTTTTATTTATATGTTAAAGACTCTCAACGAACCTTTTCCATAAATTTAATTTGGTTTCCTCTAGTTTTTTCGATTGGGCATTGCGTAATTCTGTCTGCATTGCTTCTAATTCGACTGCTTTGAGTATACCGTTTTCCATTACCCACTCTACTCCTTCGTAGATTCCTTCAACGAAGGCCTCTGGAGCACTTGGGTCTGCCACGATGTCCGCAGCTGTTGCCAGCTGAAAATCACCCTTAACATATTGTGCATCACCTTTTGATTCAAGTGAACCTAAACCTCTTGATGAAACACCTAATTTAGCACCATCTGATATCAAACTTCTTACGATTTGACCATTTGGAGTGCTTAAAATCTTTGCTCTTCCCACATAGTTATTGTCTTGTTCTTCTAAAGATGTAATTAAATGTGAGACTCTATCTAAATTGATTGTTGGACCCTCTGGATGTCCTAATTCACCGAATGCACGGTCTTTTTCAATGAACTCTTTTCTATAACGATTAACTTCTTTCTCCATTATATTCTTTGGATAGATTCTACCGTTTCTATTTTTGATTTCTGACTGCATGAATACTCCTTCGATGTAGTATTCTTTCTCACCCTTTTCGTTCTGTTCTACAATTACAGGTGATATTGCATAATCGTTATATTCAGATATTAGTTTCATTGAATAACTCCTTAAATTCTTCTATGTTAAATGATTCTCCCATAGATTTTAAAACATTTTTAATGTCTTTTACTTGTGCCTCTGCACTTTTGAGGTCTTCATATACATCACCTGTATTCATATTATCTAAAAATATATGTACCTCATTACCCTTTTGTGAATAAGTTAAGTCGATAGTATTCTCTCCAACAGAAACAACTTCTGTTTTGAGTTGTTTATGACCCTCAGGCAACTTTGATTTTGCCTCATTGAGTTCTATTGTCATCTGTTGAAAGGTTTTCATTACTCTTCTTCTTTCTTATCCATCCAATTTACCTGAGTCTCGACTCTTTTCATGTCGATGTTCTCAGCAGCCTTTTGGTGTAAACCTTTAAAGATAGTTTCTTTGGCACTATCCATTTTACCATCTTCGATTTGGTCTACTATTTCTTTTGCGATATCGTTCATTTATCTAAAATCCTCCGAATTCGTCTTCGTTTTCACCCTCAGAACCACCTTCCGCTTCTATTTGAGCATCGATGATTTTGATATCTTCTTCTGTTTGATGCAGAATATACTTTCTAATGTATTCGTTAGAGTAGTATTTACCGACATACTCAGAAACTTGTCCTAGTGTGTCCATTCTTTCTCTAAGAATCTCTGCATCTTTCAGTTCTGTAAAGTGGTTGTCTGTTGCCCAATCGTATTGAATAAAGTCTTTTACTTTATCAAACTCATCTGCAGAAACAATCTCTTTCAAAATCAATTGAGTTCTTAAAATATCATTAAAAACTCTTGCAAATTTCTTTTGAAGTCTATTAGTAAACTTATTAAACTTCAATTCATCTCTCGTAATTTCTGATGATTTGCCCATGTTGAAACCATTGTCTGATTCCATACGAGATACAGGAACATTCAATGCACGATATAGTTTCTTTTTGAAATATTCTATATCTGCAATGTCATCTAAGTTCTGACCACCTGGAAGTGTAGAGATTTCTGTTCCTCTTCCACCCTCTCTTCTTGGTAACCAGAAGTCTTCAAGCATAGACATGTGTTTTCTATCATCTTTGATTTCACCTGTCTGTGCGTTATAAACAAGTTTATTTCTATACTTGTTCATTACATCTGATAAGTATTGTTCTGCTTTTGCTTTAGGCAAGTTACCAACATCGATGTAGAAGATTCTTCTTTCTGGTGCTCTTGATATTCTGTAAATAACAAGTGCATCTTCTATCATAGATAGTTGATTTGCAGTCTTCATAGCCTTATGAAGATAACCAACTACAACATTTTTAGTGTAGTCTAACAGACCAGAAGTTGTATAACATACTGCCTCTGGTGCAATTTTAACGGTGTTTCCTTCTCCAGAACCACTCTTATCAAAACCTTTATCGTTGAAAAGATAGAACTCTTCCATCTTTGTAATCTTTTCAACATTCGTCTTATTGTCTCTATCTTTCTCAATATTACGAACTTTTTTAATCTTTATAGGGTCAATATTTCTGATGTCAACGATACCTGCCTTAGGTCGTTTCGAATCCACGACCTTATGGAAGTAGACTCTGCCATCGATGTACCATTTTCTGAATAATTCGTGAGAGTTCTGATTGAATCTCATTATGTTTAGGATGTGATAAAACTCGTCTTGCACCTTTTTCTTGATGCTATCAGAGAGCTTTACATCTCTGAGGTCGAGTGATACTATCCTATCCGAAGTATCAGAAGTAATACACTCATTTACGATATCCTCGATTGCTGAATCACACTCGGGTATTAAGGATATCTCACGGTATCTTTTAATGAGTTCTCCCTCATTTTTGATACCACCTTCCATGTCGATGTATGACCCATATGCACCACCTGTAATAAAACCACCTGGTTGTGATTGTATAACTGGTGTGCCATCGTCATCGACAGGAGGCACAAAGGAGACCGCCTTTTTGTCGACCTCCGTTGCTCTTAACTCGTCTCTTTTACGAGTAATTTCAAACCCGAATAATTCCATACTATTATTTATAACACCATTTTAGGTGTTATTCACTTATTAGACTACTCTTTCCCAATGGGAAAAAGCAAATGTCGCATCAAAAGTTTCTATTGCGTCACCGTTATCGTAGTCTAATGTTATTGCTCCAAGCTGCTTAGGATACATGTTAAAGAACTCGTATCTTGCAAGAACATTATCGCCCTTGTCTAGTTGTTCAACAAAAGCTCTATCTACTAAGTAGTCTAAAGATGTTGAACCAACACCTGTTCCTTCACCTTGAATCTCATTCATATGTGCTTCAAGACCTGTTCTAACTTCAAAGTTAACATCGTTGATAATTGTTACAGTCCATGGTTCAAATGTTCTGTCTCCTGCGAGTTTTAGAACATGTCCTCTGAACTGTTGTTCAACTACACCTACCTGAGCAGCAGGAATCTGTGCTGACTGACATAAGAATTCAATCTTATCGCCAGACCTTGGTATAAAAACTCTAAAACGGTTGGCTCTCGGCCCGCCACCTAAGAGTTGTGCTTTAAATTGGTCTATACTTGCCATTTATTTCTCCTTAAACTGCTCCGTAGATTTCTTCAAACTGAACGCCACTTCTAGTAGCGACAAAGTTCAATGTAATAAAGTTAATAGATTTATTAGGCTTCACGAAGATAGAACATACAAATTCGTTTCTATCTATCACTGAATCAGTGTTGTTTGTTTCATCACAAACTACTGAGAAGTCTACTAAACCTCGTCTGTTTTTAACATCTCTTAGGAAAGGTTCAACAGCAGCCCTAAACTGAGCACGAGTAAATGAATCGTTGAATTCAAATAATTGTGCCTTAGCGGCAGTTGAAATTGCTTTCTCTAATGTAATGAAGAGTCTTCTTACATTGAT